GGGCAAGTTGCATACTCATGTCAATTGTACCTGCAATCTTGCGAACGTAACGCCGAACATGCCGAGCGGCGCTTGCTCGCTGGAATGCCCGCCCTCAAGCCGCTCAATATACGGCAGATTATTCTGCACGTAGACCACCGCATATGGGTCGTTGTCAGCGTTGATAGTTGCGCTGCCTTTTGCCTTGGTTGCTTCGCCGTTCTTGTCAGTGTCATCAGTGAACGTGGCATCAGGGGATTTTACCGAAACAATTGTATTGCCCCGCGCCCGCCCGCTTTTAACTGGCATTATCAACGTCACGCCTGCCAATGCTTGAAGCGCGATTGATTGCTTCAAGTTCATCAAGTCCTTGCTTTCAATTCGTGCGAACTCTTTTTCCATTTCAAATTTGAATTGTGTGACGCCGACGCTCATGCTGCCACCACCTCAAAGAATGTTCCCGCGCCAACGATGTCGCCAATCGCTTTGATGGTGCGCGTGACGCCGCCTGCGGTAACTGTCCACCCGATCTGCGGAACGGTTGTGAAGCCTTCCAAGATCAAAACCAGATCATCAGCACCCGCAACATAGCTGGGGAATTTATTTGCGATTGATGCCGACGTATCGACAACAACGCGCCCGCCCGTCACTTCCGTTGCGAATGAGATATGCTTGCCAGTCGCGGGGTTATATGCGCCCTTTGTGTCATACGACATGGACGCAGCGCGAACCACGCCCGATATCTGCGCGTCAACCGCTGTGAATGCCGATGCTGCGATTTGGGCGATTGTCGTAACCATCAGGCCCGCACCAATCTAGCGTTGCCGCTACCTGCCGCCAAATAGCGCGATACAAGGCCACGAATAGCCATCTGGCGGGGGTTAGCCCTGCCGCCCTCATAAACCGTTGTAGACGACACGCTGCCCGCCTGCACGGCCAAGGATTTGACTGCGCCCGCATCGGTTGATGCAAACGGGTCAAGCCCCTCATGGATAAGCCAAGCCATTTCGGCCTGCGCGTCTTTTAGCTTTTGCGGAATTTCTGTGGCTTCAATCCAGTAGCCGTCGATGTATTTGCCAAGATGGCGCGGCCATTGCAACGCTTGGGCTTCCTCTGCGGGATAGCCCAGATACAAAAACTCACGGTCGAGATACTGCGTTGCGCGGCGCAGATAGACTTCCTTCACCGCGTCAGTGCCGACAGTCACCCAGCCCATATTTGTTGCGTAGGTTTCCCACTCGGCAAGCGTGATGTAGGTATCGGATGCCGCGCCGCTTATTGTTGCGTCAAGGGTCATGTTTTCACCAGTACAATTTCAAAATCAATAGAAACGTCAGCCGTTGTGGCAGATACTTTCGCCAGAAATCCAATGTCGGTCAGTTCAGGATATGGCCCTTTTGGCGCATCAAAGCGCTGTGCGAATGAGCCTTCAAGGCCGACAAATTCAGATTGCAGCCGACGAGGTGAATACGGCGCTGCCGTTTCCAAGATGCCCGACCGCGTGTAAAGTTTTAGGCTGATTAGCCTTGTGCTTTCCGCCGTCATGTAAATGTTGTCGATGAATGCCTGATAGCCACGCGGCACGGTGTAAAAACCAATCTGCGACTGCGCACGCGGCGACCCCGTCACGTCAATCAGCGCCCAATCTTCTGTCCCAGCCGCGTTTTCAATTGTGATGCTGCCGACGTGACTGCCCGATGCGACGGTTGCGTAGGTGCCTGATGAAGCCACGAACACGCGAAACAGGCGAATGAATGTGGCCGATGTAGTCGCGCTTGCGCTTGCGCCTGCGGTTGCCAGCGTTTCAGTGATGATGTTGCCGTTCTGGTCAATGCCCTGCACCGTGACGGAACGTGCGCCAGCGCCGTTTGATGTGTCTGCCGCGTTGCCTGCTTTAACGCGCAATGCCGTCGCGGCGCCGACTTGGGGCGTGCGTAGAAGGCCACCGCTGCAAATAGGACCATAAGTGACCCCGATTGCGCTATTGCGACCGAATTTGTGAATAACTGAATGACCCGGCATTTCGCCAGATGCCAAGCGCAAACCAGCGGGATATGCGCCTTGGACGGGGTGGATGCTCATTTAGCGCCCTTCCTTCCAGTCTTGAATTTCGCGGCAGGCTTTGTGACTTTTGCGGGCTTATCCGAAAACTTCACCTGCGTCTTAGCGTCAAAATCAGCTTCATTGATAACGCACCAACCGCGCGTCGCGTGAACAATTTTGATAGTCGGAATGATAGCCATGACATTGCGCTCCTGTTGAATGGGGCCGCTCGAAAGCGACCCCGTTTAGCTTATCCGAGCAGGATTGCCACGCCGTCGTCTTTCCAGACTTTGGCGTCATAAAGGACCGTCACGTCCAGCATCGCTTTCTTGTAACCTTTATAGGCTGAGAACTGATAAACCATGCCGCTGTGCGGGTCTTGCACAGTCATCATGTCAGTTGCAGCGTCGCCGCCGTTTGGATTGGCAAGTGGACGCATGACAAGTTCACAAGATGGCTGATGAACTGCGATGTTTGCAGTTGATGCCGCTGTGATCGACAATGCAACGCCGTCAGCAAGTGTTTCACGAAGGCCGGGGCCACCGATGGTCACAATGCCTGCGGCTGCGATGCCTGTGGTGACAACGTATTTATTTGTATCACCCGCAAAGGTGATTACGTCGCCAGCCAAGACCGTACCTGTGCCGCCGTCAACAGTGATGGCAGTTGCACCAACCGCATAAGTGCCATCGGTGATGTAGCTTGCACCGCCGCCGACCGCAGTCGAAACAGGTGCAGCGCTTTCTTTCAGGTTGAAGCCTTGCAGATTGAGCAAAGTACCCTGACGCAGCATTGTATCGTTGCCGCTTGTGTCAACGCCAGTCAGCGAAGCCAGTTGGCGCAGATTAGTGCCTGCAAGCGAGTTGACCACAAGCGAGTTCTGACCCGAATTTACTGGCATACCGTTGTCAAACAAAACCTGACGAACTTCGGCAACTTCATTGAAGTTTGAAGCGAAAGGGGTTGTGCCAGCGGCTCCGACAGCGCGAGAAGCGTTTGCACGCAGCTTGCCCCAAAGGAAACTTTCGATCGAGTTGGTGATGCCGCGCATGGCTTGGGCGATCTGGTCGCCATAGATGGTTTCAAAGCCAGAACCGTTGTTGACGTGCTTTACGTCTTCGCCAGTCCAAGGAATTTGCACATTTGCAATCTGCGAAACGGTCATGGTCTTGCTGTCAACCGTTTGATCGTCACCCTCTGGAATGGTCATGGATGGCGTTGCGGAAGTGTTGACAACAGCGGCGCGAGTGAAGTGCGACCGCACCGTGTCGCCCTGCGCGGCGGCTTCTGAACCACTGTTGATGGTGACAGACGGGATAAGGCCAACGGCCTCGCGTCCAATGATGTCAGCGGCTTTGTAGATGTCCGCTGCAAGGTCTGTGAGTACGTTTGCCATTTGGCGAAACTCCTATAACGCGGTCAGTCTTTTAACTTGCCGCCTGATTTTGAATGAGCAGACCGTTCCGCGTGGCTCATGGCATCGAATTGCGCCCGCGTAATTGTGTCCGAGGATGGCTTCCCGCCGTTTGAACCCGGTGGCTTCCCGCCGCCCGGTAGAGATGTGTCACGCATCAAATCTGACATCGTGACCGAAAGGTCTTTCGCCAAATCGGCTAAAGTCCCGCCATGCAAAGGACCAGTCCCCTGCATGTGTGTTCCGTCTGGCATCATCACTTCTGGCGTGCCATCTTCACTATATCTTATACGAGAAAGCGCAGAGTTAGCAACAGGGTCGATTGCACCCGTTATAAATCCAGCTTTTGCAAGCTCTGATTTCAATTCAGATAAAGCGTTTCGCTGAAACAGTTTAGAAATGCGTTCATCTTTTGCCGCGTTTTCTTCGGCGTGCTTCTTTTCCATTGCGTCGAGCCGCGCCTGCGCATCCTCTGCGCCTTTGCCTGTGCCTTTGGCTTTTTCAGTCAGGTCGGCAATCTTTGCAGCAAGTTCGTCAGGGTGCTTGGCTAGCTTGCCCCATCCTTCAATTTGCCCGCGCAGATTTGTCACGGTGCTTTTAAGGCCGCTTACGTCTTCGGGCGGTGGAACCGCGCCAAGGTCAAGGTGGCCGTCAGCTACAAGCGGCTGCATCCATTCTGGCAATGTGGTTGTGTCGGGGATTTCGATTTTCATGGTGTGACTTCCTGTCTGTTGCGGGCTTCCTGCCCTGTGGGGGTTATCGGTTTAATTCATCAAGGGTCAATGTGCGCCCTGAATTATCAACGAAGCTGCGCACGCTTTCGCCCGCGCGGAATTTGTCGGCTCTTGGTTTGCCAAGAAGTTCGTTCTGAAATTTACTGTCTTTCTTGCGCAGGAAATCGTCAAACGTCGATCCCGCTGGAATTTGCCCGTTCATGCTTGCGCGCGTGCCTTCGGGTGCTTCTTTCAGATCAATGCCCAATTCCTTCCACGACTTGATAATTGGCGTGGTGCTGGATCGGCAGTTGAAATGAGCAGGCGGGCGCGGGCCTTTGTTCGGCGGGTAGACAACGCCATCACGGGCTTGGCAGATCGGGCTTGTGCGCCCGTCGAGCGTTGACACCCATTGCACGCCCTTGATGAGCCGCTCGTTGTCGCCATAGACGCTTTCACGCGCCACGTTGGCGGTGTGGCTTAGGGCAGTGCGCACCGTGGCTTCCATGTCGCGGCGGGCTTTGTTGAACACGCCGTTTTTATAGCCTTGAATTGCAGTGCCGCGCACCGCGCGAATTATTTGTGGGGTAGTTTGCCCCTCAAGATACCCCAAGCGGATTGTGTCGCGGATTTTGCGATAGGCCGCGTCGGGCAATTCGCGGTAGACATCGGCGAGCAGTTTACCTTGGAATGGTCGGGCTTTTGCCGCTGCCAATATCTGCGCAGACGCAGGCGTGACTGTATTGACCACAATCGGGATTGTCTCATTCAATGCCTTTGCTATAAATTCGCTTTCGACCCCTACAAGGCCATCCATGTCGATTTGCAGAACGCCAAAAGCGTCCTTGTAAGCCGTGGCGATGATTGCGCGAATATCCTTGAGCAGCTTTTCTTGCCGCGTGCGGCTTAGGTTGTCGCCAGCCGTCAACAGCCGCTCAATGATGCGGGCCTCGCTTGCCTTGAGGCTGTTTAGCACGCGACGGGTCGCGCCCTTGTAGAACCGTTGCAAGGCGATGTCCCTGTCCGTCAGTCGATCAAGGATTTCGTCGTTGACCGCCATTTATGCCTCGCCAAGATCAGGTGCAGTGAAGTCGATGCGGTCGATTTCATCCTCTGCAATCGTGTCAGCGCTGATGAAATTTCGTCGCGCCAGTTCTTCGATGAATTTGGATTGCGACAGGTTGCCCGTCGTAACAGCGGCAAGCAATGCCATCACATCTTGCGCGGCGAGGGCGGCGGTTCCAAAGTCGGTGTTCACGTCGATTGTAAACGGTTGTTCGCCCAGCCCTGCATAGACATTCATCCACGTCAGCGCCTGTTCCATCGCGTCCTTGAGGCTGTCGGCCATTTGCGCAAGCGTGCTGCTTTCTTTTTCCGCCTCAAGCGCCGCGCCCGTTGCGCTGGATTGCGCGACTTTATTGGCCTGCAATTGCAAACCCAATTCGGCCATCTGCGTTTCCATGTCTTTCAACATATCCATGCCCGTTTGCGTGGCTGCGGTGTCGGTCTTGACCCATTCGGCCTTCGCGCTGGCATCGCGCGCAATCATTGCCATGTTGGACGAAAGCACCATTTCCGTTTCGTCATCAAAGCCCGCCAAGAGCATGACGGGGATCAGCGAATAATGCGAGTTGTTGCGGATCGACGATTGCAACTGCCAATGGCTGATGTTGATATCGGCCATGCCTTCCAGCGGTGGCTTGCCTGTGAAGAAGCCCGTGCGGTGCGCATAGTACGGCACAACCGTGATTTCAGGCGACGCGCTTAGATACGTTTCGAACAACACCCATTCGTCGCCTTTTTTTGATTTGCGATACAGACGCACCTGCACCGCGCCCGTCAGGCGATCCAACACGCGCACTTGCTCAATCTCAATGCTTGCAAATTCGTCCTTGGGGTCAACTTCCGTCACGGTTTCCATGATACGCAACTGTGACAGCGCCATAGCGTTTCCATATAACGCCGTTTGCCAGCCAAGTATGTCCTCAACCCGCAAGTGAACCAGATAAGGCCGCAAGCCCTTTGCTGCCGCCTGTGCCTTGGTTGCCTCGCCTTCTTTGCGCGGGGCTTCAACCATGATGTAGCTGATGCCTGCGGAAAAGCCGTCGCGGAATACTTCAAGCGCAAAGCGGGATAAATCGCGGCCCTGCATGTCGATGTTTTGCGCCCATGTTTCCATTTGC